TCAATGGCCGGCGGCAGCGGCTGAAGCCGGTCCGGTCTGCTGGCGCAGGCTGCCAAGAGCATCTAGCACGATAGGGCCAAGTTGCCGCGTCTGATCCGGATGCGCATGCGCCCTCGCCTTCCATTGTGCGATTTGTTGTATGAGATCGGTTACCCGTTGCCGCTGATCGGCCTCGGTGGCATCGGCCATCCGCGCCGCCGCCGCAACATCCGCCCGCAACCGGGTCAATTGCGCGGCCTGATCACGAATGATGTCGTCGCGTTGACCGGTCGCTGCTTGCCAGCGCGCCGCATCCGCATCTGCCGCGTCTAGACGTTGTTGCAACGCGCCGACCGTCTTACGGCTCGCCTCCAGGCGGGCCGTTTGGACCCAGATGGCCGATCCGAGGCACAAGCCGACGGCACCGAGCAGCAGCCAGGGCAGCAGCTTGCGCATCGAGTAACCGCCCAGCTCCGCAGCAACGGGTGCCAGAAATGCCATGGAAGAACCTCCTCCGGCGTGTCAAACGTCCGCGATCGTTCCGGCTCACCGCCGGTGGCCGGCGATGCAACATGATTTGGGCTGAATCAGCGCCGCAATTGTTGCTGCCAATCGGCCACGCGCGCGACATAACTGCGGGTCTGGTCGGCGTTCTGCGGCCCCGTCACGGCAGCAAGGCAAGGTGCGATCTCCAACCAGAGATGGCCATGGCACAAGCTTTGCGCCGCCAGAATATTGCCCGTCCCGGCATTATAGGCCGCCTCGGCCAGCTGATGTTTTTCCATCAAGCTGCGATCATCGATCCAGACGGCACGCAACTGAGCCATGTAATAGGCACCGGCAACGATGGCGTATTTCGCGACATGCGGCGACACGCCATCCCAGCCAAGCTGATGTGAAACATCGTCCCAAGTCGCCGGCATGAACTGTGCCAACCCACGCGCGCCAACTGGCGACACGACATCCGGATCGAGGCGCGATTCCTGGTAGAGCTGCGCCTTCCACCAGGTCCAATCAGGCTCACCTGCCCAATAACGCCGCACCGCGCTGCGGATGTCGTCATCATAACGATGGGTGAAGTCAACCGCGAACGAAAGCCGAGGCCAGGAGGCACAGGCCAGCAAAGCGCAGGCCGTAATAAATCGCTGTCGATATTGGAGTTTCATGAATCCGATCGATCACCATGCGAAAGTGACCGCCTCTCATTTTCGAAATTCGCCGATCGAGCAGCACTGACGCGATCAGCAGAACGCCAAAGCCGATCACCGCGTAAAGTAGATTGAGCAGAAACGAGAGAAAGATCGCCATTCAGGGCCTCAGAGAGATGTGGCTGAGCAGCCAATTGCCGAAGGTCGCGAGCGCCGTTACGATCGACACCGACGCCAGCAGGACTTTCCAGCCACCGCGCGCCTGATTGAGTTCGTCCGTCAGCAATTTAACGCCCGCACTCAGTTCTTTCATGTCTGCGGTCAGGCCCTCTATGGTGCGCTCGAGCTGAGCGACGGTAGCCTTTAATTCACCGAATTGTTGAGGATCAAATTCATGTGCCATCGTCAGACCAACATCCTGAAAGGGAGCCTGGCAAGGAGGGCCGCTACACCGACCGTGCCACAATGATTCCGGGGCAAAGGATTGCGTGCTGTTCGTCTCAATGTACCGTCTTTAACCCATGCTCGGCCTGATCTCGATTCTAGAGTTCGGCGTCTGCGGTCCAGTTGAGGGAGGCTTGCGAACCCGCGACAGAACCGGCCGGCGACGTGGACACGACCAAGAAGCCGTTGGTCCCCAATGCTTGGAGTGACGTGCCTGACCAATCGGTCCCCGCGCTGACATTGCGCAACTGTACATTTGCCGCAGAGGGGTTATAGGATAGCAGCACTGGCGATCCACGTTTTTCCACCGTGAAGGCACCGCAGAATGCCGTTCCCGTTGTCGTCGAAGCACCGACGATCTGCGGCTGTACGGCGAAGTTGCCAGCATTCTGTGCCGGCACGGTGCTCAGCGGAAAGCTCTTTTCATAATAGCGTTTGCAAAGCTGCAGTTCGAGCGCGAAGGCGCGGTGCTCGAATGGAGTTGCGCTCGGACCAAGCTCAAGCTGAACACCCGCCAGCGCAAACAGGTTGCCGACGGTGTCGAGCACATTCACCTGGTTGCTGGTCGCGCCGAAATTGCCGGTCTGCCAAGCATTCGCCGTGGCTTGATAGGCCGAGCCACACATGAGAGTGTAGCCCACGCCTAGACCATAGCCGTTGGTCCAGTTCCAGGTTCCCGCCGTGATCAGCCCGCCCGTGACGGTGATTGCCTTGAATTCCCAGGTATTGGCGACATTGACGGCATATTCCGCAACATAGGTTCGATCCGCGCCACCATTCTCGAAGAAGACGCAATGGATGCCGGTCTTCGATGATTTGACCCAGAACGACAAGGTGAAGGTTTTGCCGACCAAGGCGCGGGCGTTGTAACCTTCGATAACCTGATTGATCAAGAAGATGTCCGGCGCGCCCACAGACGCGTCGGCTGTCGTCACGGTCACCCGCAATGAGTTTTGCAGTTCTGGCGTGGCCGTGGGCACGTCGGCTTGCTGTGAAATGGTCAGAATGGCGGATGTGCTTCCGCCCGCAATCCGCCACCTGTCAACACTGTATACGCCTGTGCCTTGTGTCACGCCTGGGAATGACGTGCCACGTTGCGCGATATCCATCTTGCCGTTGATCAAGAAGTTCTTCGCGCCGCCGCCAGGCGCAAGGCCAGTCAACAGGCTGCCATCCATCACGGGAAGCTGGTTAGCGTTCGCCAGAAGCAGAACATTCCCCGCTCCCATCCCCGCGTTCCGTGTCGCAGCGCTGCCAAGACCCAGCGCCGTCGCCATCAATGCCACGATGTCGCCGACGAATGCGGCCAGTGTTGTCCTGCCAGTACCGCCTTGACTGACAACAACCGGCAGACCTATCGACCCACCGCCTGTGATGTCCGCATTTTCCCAGCCACTGCCATCCGAACGACCACGGAGAAATTGACCCGCCATTGGACTGGGGAATAACAGGTTGCTCAAACCGGATGAAACGGGGAGCAAGATCGCCCGGCCCATCCTCTCCGCCAATTGCTGGCACTGATACACCACGCGATCGAGGGCATTCTCGATCACCTTCGGATAGAAACCGCCTTGATTGGTGATGCTGGTCGATTGCGTGTTGGCAACCGTGCGCAACAGCGTCAGTCTTTCCTGCGGCCCGATGGCGGCGCCACCGCTCAGCGGATAGGTGACCGTGATGCCGGCATCAGCACCGAAACCCGATACCCCGTAGGTTGCCGGGCTGAGGACCGTCTCCACCCCCATCCCATTTGTGTACATGACCTGAAGGTCATTCGCAGTGTCGACGCGGAAACTCGTCGAGAACTGCGTGACCGCATTATTGCCGACGAAAGGTCCGGCTTTATTGGTGGTCGTCTGGACGGTCATGGCTCTCTCTTTGCTTAATGATCAATTGTGCCAGATACATTCACTGATATTAACTCAATACATCTGTCGTGCCATTTGCCGCGCATCACAATCGAGCGGCTATCACCGTTCGTTCGGTTGTTCAGGCGCAGACTGTTGCAGGATACGACTAGTCTCTTGATTGGCCGCGCTCAGGAACCGGGCGGTCTGCATTTGCGCACCAACTGCCGCTTGATCACCCGGCAGCAGATCCGCCCCCCAGCGCTGATACAGCGCCTGAGCTGAAGGGACATCCTGCTGATCGAGCGCACCTTCGATCCTGGCGCGCACGAAGTTGCTTGCCGTCTGCTGCCGCGCGCTGCCGATTGCCGCTGCTAACTCCTGTGGGCTGGCGTCCGGCTTTTGCGCGATCACCTGGCGTATGGCCTGGTCGGCACGGGTTGTCGCTGCAACATGCAGGCGCGTAAGGAATGTTGGCGTGTCATTGTACAACAGCCCGACGGCATTGCGACCCAAGGCAACCTGCTGGTTGTCGACGTCATCTTCATAGACACGCTGCTGGGCCAAGGCATGGCGCTGGATCGTGTTCTTGGCGGCCGTGGCCCAAGCGCCGATCGCCGCTTGTGTCACACGCTGAGCTTCCGGTGTCGGGGCCCCGGCAACGATCCTTGCCTGCAGGCGATCGATGTCGCGCAGGGCATCTGGCTGCGCCAGGACGGCATCCCTGCCCGTCCGTCCCAGATAGCTGGTTTGAATGTCTTGAACACCCGCATCGCCAGTATTCACGTCGTCAATGACCTGATTTGTATTCGGGCGCGGTAGCGGTACCAGGTGCTTGATATCGAGTTCATGGTTCTTGGCGTACACACCGACCGCATCGGAGGCCTCGCCGAGGGATTTGCCGACGGCCAACATCGATTTACCGATATTGTCGCCAAACTGGTCCGCTGTCGCCTGCACCTTGAAATACGGCGTATTCGCCGGCGCCGCCTTGACGTCCTGTTCATTGATGCCGGGAATGAGTGGCATTATGTCGATACTCCAGCTTTGGATCTCTGCGCGAGAGAGCAGGCGCCGCTTAAGCGACTGCGCGCCAAGGTAACTATGAGGGAATCTGACCAGCCACCTTCGAGGCACCGCTCAGCAACGAGGCGCCGGCGTCGAAATAACTGGCGGTCCTGGCATTGCGGGCTTCCATGCGCCGCAACTGGCTTTCGGCCTGGAAATCCATGCCCTGGACCTGGTATTGCCGGGCCTCCAGGGCAGCGTTGTGCCGGATGGTCAAGGCGTCCAGCTCGCCTGTGGCGGCGATGTCGCCGACCAGGTCAAGCGCCGAACCATTGGAGAGATCGGCGCCCTGGGCTGCCAGGCTGCTGCGCTGCTGGCCAATCAGGAGCTGGGTCTTCTTGCGCTGCTGTTGCTCTTCGGCAGCACCGCGGTCAAGAGCATCCTGGGCATTCTGCTGGGCGATAACCTGGTTGTTCCGGGCAACCGCCGCATTGTATTTGGCCTGCGCCGCCTGGGCCTGGCCTTGTTGAATATTGCCCGCCACCGACATGGCGGTGCTGGCAACCGTCATGGCAATCATGATCGGCACGGCGGCTGGACCGTACAGCATCGCATAGCGTTTTGGCTGGGCGGGATGCCGCGCTGGATGGCGCATCATGTCCTCCTCATCTCGAAACGGTGAAACGGCATACCGAAGGGCCCATAGGGCTCGGCCGGATGCAGGGCGAAACCCATCCAGCGCAGCCAGCGGATCGACAAGGCATATCTGGCATCAACCCAGTTGCGCAGAATGGGAAACAAGGTCAGCATTTCCCCGAGGAACGGCCGGTAATGCCGCAGGAATTCCAGCTGACGGCGTTCAACCAGGTCGCTGGAGAGCAACCAGGGCATACCGACGCCGCTCAATACCGATTCTGAACTGACACCGAACAAGCAGGCCGGCTGGCCCTCGACCCGCCAGCACCAGGCAGCGAGCGAGCAGTTCAACGAGACAACCAGTCCATCCAAGGGGCTCAGGGCTGCAGCAGCCCAGATCTCATCGCGATCGGCCGCACGCATGATGGGCGCCAGATCACGGGCATGCGTCCTCTCCGCCGGCACGACATCGTAGCGATCACAGGTCTGCGGCAAATCCAGCCGTCCAATTTCAGGCGCCAAGCTCGACCTCCGGAATGACCGCCAGCACCGTGCAGGGCAAGGGATTGTCCTGGCGGATCAGGATGCGGCCATTGCTGTTCCAGGTCGGATCCAGGATCACCCGCTCCTGCCCGGTCAGCAGCCCGATCGGCGTGCCATACATTTGCGTGCTGCGTTCCTTCACCTCGGTCAACCGGCTATAGGTCGCGTTCTCATTGACGCCACCAACCTTGATGCCACGGCTGTTCTCCAATTTGACATTGACGGCGGCGATCTTCTTGCGCTTGCCCTGGACGGTCGGATCGCCGACATCGAGGTCCAGCGTCTCCAGCTCGGCATCATAGGGCAGGCCGACAATGATTTGGCTGGCCGGTGTGTCCAGGGTGATACCTCCGCCATCGACCACAGCTGGTGGAAAGACATTGCCATCACCCAGAATACCGACGGTCTTGCCCTCGAGATGCGACAGGCCACTGATTGTGGTGGTCGGCGGGCCACTATATTCCAGGGCGCAGTCCAGGAACCAGGCGTCCGTGACGCTGGAGAATTGCCGGCTGTGCAAGCGCTCGACATAGCGACGATACTGACCATTGATCAAGCGCCGGACGATGAAATAGGCGACATCCTCGCCATCTTCCGAAATCACGGCGATGCTCTCGAAGAAACCATCCGTGTCATGCCGATGCCAGCCGAAGACGTTCTGTTCCTTCATGTAAGTGAAGCCCAGCATGACACCGTCGTCGCGCACCGCCCAGATAATGCGGAAAGGCTCCTGGGCATATCCCCATTCAACGATACTGTGGCCGTGGAACAGATGATCTGCCCAGACCGACCGGTCGGTGCCGGTATAGCTGTCGCTGGTAAATTCATAAGAGATATCCCTCACCACGCTGCCCTTCTCCTGGATGAACAGGATGGTGTTGTTGGCGGCGATCGGCTGGATATCGGCACAGCCGTTATAGCTTTGCGGCTTCGTGTAGCAGTTGGCGGGGGTGATCGCATCGCTGTTCGAGCCGGCAAAGCATTTCCATTCCGCCCCGCTGGTCAGCAAGATCAGCACATTCATCGAGACCATGTGCTTGATGGCATTGACCTGGGCGGCCACCAATGTGCGCGTGATGGCATCGTCATCCTTGGTCGGTGACGAGACGTTCATGTTGCGAAAATTGCCGGTCTGCGTCGCCCAGAATGTCTGCGGCTGCTTGATGGAATTGGCAAAGAACTTACGCTGCTCGTGATAGGCGACGGTGCTGGGCCAGTTGCCACCGGCAAAGGGATCCCGGCCGCTGGGTGGCGTGTCACTGGTATCTGGCTTGATGAAGTCATCCTTGAAAGACGTGCTCAAGGATGAGCCGATGACGCCGAACGTGCCGCTGACCTCGCGGTAGACATTATACTTGGCGGCACCCGGCTGGCTGGCCCAGGTCACCGTGATCGGCGTCGTGGTGGAGAGTGCCGCTGCAGCCGTCGTGCGAACGAAGCACAGGTTCAGGCTGCCACTGCTCACATAAGTGCTAAAGCCAGTGCTGTCGAGATTGCTGTTATCGGTCTGACGCAACTCCAGCGTCGTGCTGGTCAACACATTGACCAGGCAAGTGCGGCTGTTGATCTCCACCATGCCGGTGACATTCTGCACCAGCACTTCATCGCCACTGACCAGGTTATGTGCCGCCGTCGTTGTCACCACAGCAGGATTGGCCCGGGTGATCGAACTGATCCCGACCGAGGTACCGAGCCCAGGCAGACTTTCCTCGGTGTCATCTGAATTGACCGCCGTCACCTTGTAGCGATAGGTCGTCGAGCCGCTGCTGGGTACAGTCAGACCAAGGCCGCTGGGCCGCGCCACCTGCGGGGCGAAGCTGACGGGCGCAAAGATCCAGGCCGCATCACCGCTGCGGCTCAGATCCTGCGGCTGATAGGCCGGATGGCAGAACGTCATTACGTCGGCCGATTGCGTGTATTTCAGCTTGGGCAGGTCCGCGACGGCGTAAGGTGCCGCGATCTGATAGATGGTACTCGGTCCCGACAGCACATAGCCGCCATCCTTGATCACGCGCAACAGGTGATCGCCGAACTCGAGGACATAGGTGACCTGACCGTTGAACTGGAACGGGATCAGGCGACCGCGTTGGCTGCTATCGGCCACTTCGCCGATGAACTCCGTCCCCGGCCGGTTGCTGGCGCTGCCACCCGGATGCACGAAGAAATTGCGCATCTTGCGGGTGCCGATCCGGTAGGTCGCCTGATCGACCCGGCCATGGAGCTTCGGTGACAGCTCGCCGGCCGCAAAACTGGGCTGGATGACATTCTGGCTCATCTTGCGGTGATCCAATCCGGCAGAACGACTTGCTGATGCACACCTTCATTGGCATCGGCCGTGGCAGCTTCGCTCAAGGCCAGGCGCCATTGACTGAGACAGGCCTGCATCAAGGTGCTGCTACCGGTCAAGGGTATGGCAAGTTGTGCGCCGCATGCCCAGGAGATGGCACTGACAAAGCCAGCCGGGAACAAGGCCGTGTTGGTGACACGCTTGGTGTAATAGGCCATCGCCTGCGGCTGATCGCAATAGATCACCTTGAGATCATTGCCCTGGCTGTCGAGGTCGATTGCCGCCTCATAGGCAATGGGCGGCGCTGCCAGACTGGCAAGGCCTGCATTGTCGACCTGGGCAATCTGGCCGGCCAGGGATAGGGCAGCGCCGGATGGCGTACCGGTATTGAGCGAGAGCGGCTGAAAGATGCCGCGGATCTTCAGGCAATCGCTGGGATAGGCATAGCGATAGAGCCAGTCGAGCGGTGGCGATCCGAGACCAGCCAAATATCGCCGGGCCCGGGCAAAGCCCCAATCCAACGCCTCCAATGTCTCATCCCGCGCCTGCTCGTAGATGATATTGAAGCTGCGGGCCTCCGGCGAATCCTCGGCCAGGTCGGCAATGCTGGACCGGGTGCCGATACGCGAGAGTGACAGATTGGCGATGGCGATCAGATCGGCCATGCGAGGTGCCTCCGGCGATTGTTTTCCCTGGCGATCACTGTGACAGCCGGTAGCTGATGCTGCCGCTTGTCCAGGCGGTGCAGTTCAGGCGATACAGCACGCCCCGCTCCGGCTCGCTGACAGCGAGGCTCGCGGGCGCGGTGAAGCTCATCGCGGTGCCCGTGGTGTCACGGGCAACCGGCACGAAAGTCGTCCCGCCATCGAAACTGCGTTCGACATTGACGGTCCCGACAAAAGTACCCCAAAGCACGATATTGAAGGCGTTCCACAGCGCCCGTGCGGCAGAGGTCCCCGTGGCGGCAAAGCTGCCGCTCAAGACTTCCACGGCTTCGTCATTGGCGGTGGTGTTGCGCTTTCCCATGATCTTTCCTTCAAATCAGGTCGACAGGTGCTGCTTCTTCGCCGACGGGCTCGTCATAGAGTGCCTGGGCATCCGTGATCTCTTCTGCGGCCTTGGCCGCCTTGCGGGCGGCGGCATCGAGCGGCTGCAGATTGCTGCCCGGCAAGCCGTCATATTCAACCTCTTCCTCGGCCTCACGCAGGCAATCATTGATGAATGAGAGTTCCAAAACGCGGTAGCGCGGCATGTGTCATCTCGCCTTGTCAAAGAGAAGGGGTACTGGCGACCCAGGCGAATCCGCCTGGGTCGCACGACAGGGTCAGATCAGGTGTAGCTGGTGTTGAGGCCGCTCGGATGCGCGATATTGGCCTGCAGATCGATCGCCAGGCCGGCCGTGAACTTGCCGGCCGTCAAGGCCGCGCTGGCATTATAGACAACGCCGAGATAACGCTGCCCCTTGTTCAGCCGATTGACCGGCACATCGGCACGCAATACCTGAGCCCCCGCGTAAAGTGTCGTCGGATCATTCAGGACATATTTGGCGATCGGTACGGTCTGGATCAGCGTCGTCGCATTGACCGACAAAGCCGCATCATCCGCTGTGACGATCGAGAACTGCACGGTGGCAGCGCTGCCGGATGTCACATTCTCAGTGCAGATGATGAAGATGTTGACCTCCTCGCCCGGGCCGATATCGCGCGGCGAGATCACCGGCGTCAGCTTGCCGCCGTAATCGTTAATTCCGAGATCGACGACATTGGCGGAGAGCGTGTTGCCAGAGGCGATGATCGCCTGGTTGTTGGAAAACAGATTGGTGCTATCGAGAATCATGCTGCAAATCCTTGCTTCACGCGATCAGTCTCAAGAGACCTTCGCTTCGTTGTTGAGGAGCTGGTCGCACAGGCGGATCGGGATGCCGCGGAAGGCACTCATCGGATTGCCCTGCGCGTCCTCGACCGTATGGAAGCCGAGGGTCGGCTTCTCCGTCTGCTGGATATCGGCCCAGGTCTTGACGGCGCGGTTCATGTAGAAGACCGGACGGCCCAGTTTCAGGCTCGGCACCTTGGCGATCGCCCGAATGAACAAGCGCTGCAGGTTCACCGGCGAACCGCCGCTCAGCAGGTTCACATCGATATTGGCGATGCGGACGGCATAGCGCCAATCGCGCACCGTCAGGCCGCATTTCCACTGATATTTGGTCTGATAGGCCTGGAACTTACCACCGGTGCCGTCATCGATCGGCGCCGGGGTCGAGACATCCTCGTGGGTCAGGCCGGCCTTGCTCTTCTTCGGATAGATGCCATGAATGGTGCGCTTGCCCCAGACGATCAACCAGACGCTGGTATTGGTGCTGAGGCTGCCGCCGCCATCAACGACATTGACGGAGGTCGGCACCGTGGCGCTGAGGCTGCTATAGCGCGGCGCCAGCCCCATGAAGCGCTCGGGATTGGCGGCCGTATTGCCATAGAACAGCGTCTGCGCCATCTGCTGGTTCATGCCTTCGAGGAAGGCCTCGTCCTCCGACAGCCGGAAATCACTGGCATTGCCATTGAGATCGGCGAGATCCTTGTCGACAATGCTGTAGGTCTCCAGCATGCCGCAGGTATCGGTGATCTGTGCGGTGGTCGATTTCTGCGGTTGGGCACCCTGATAGAGCAGGCGCCAGGTTGCCTGCGGCAGGCCAGTGCGGATCGTGGTCAGATGCCCGGTCGCGAGATTGCCCTCGACCCAGACCATGTCATCCAAGACTTCGTTGGTCTGGGACAAGATGTCGATCACATCCGCGATCTTCTCATCGGCCGTCATGCGCTTGGCAAGATCGGTCAGGCTCAGATAGGAATTACCAATAGTCGCCATTGCTTACCTCTGTTGTTGGAAGGCCGAAGCGCTCAATCGCGGGGCTTCAGCGGGTCATTTGGATAGAGGCGATCGGCGCGGCTGCGGCTCTCATGGGCGACGCTGCGCCCCAGAACCAACCCGTCCTCCGATATCGCCTTGCCGATGCGGATGAAGGCGCGAATGACCTCGGGATGATTGCCGGCGCCGCTGAGATTGAGGGCCTGGCGCAGGGCATCGCCACCGAAGCGGTCAACCGCCTTGGCGGCGACGCCGAGATTGGCCGCCAATCTGGCGCCGCCGATCTCCCGGTCATTCCTCACCTGTTCCTGCCAGGTTTGCTGCGTCTCTGCCCAAAGCTGGTAAGGCTGCTCAACCGCCTCCTTGAGCTTTGCTGCATAGAGATCGACATAGCTTTGCGCCCGTTCCTGGCTGAGGCCGTCAGCAGCAAAGAGCTGTTTGGCCTCCTGCAGGGAATGCGGGTCGATGGCAACGCCATCAGGCAGGGCAAAATCCGCATAAGCGATGCCGGTCTGCTGCGCCGCCGCTTCGGCTGACGCACCCTCCCCGTCCTCGGTTCGCGGCTGCTTGTCCATCGCCGGGGACGCCGCCGCATGATCGGCGCCCTCTGCTGCATGGCCAAGCATTGTCTGGCCAGGGGCGACCGCTTCGTTGGTGGACTGCGCGGTGTCGATGTCAGACATGGGATTGATCCTTTCGTGCCTCTTTGGTCATGGTGACGTAGAGATCCGGGCACAGCCGGTTGATCTGTTCGAGCACCCAAAGGCCGATCTGCCGCTTGCCTTCATTCAGGAAGGTGTAGCTGTTGCCGGTCATGATCGGCTGGAAGACCTGAGCTTCGGCCAGCAGGCGCCAGACGAAGGCGCGGAAATCGCGCTGTTCCATCAAGGCCCTGAAAGCCTCAGCCTCGGCGCGGTCCTGGCGACGGATGCGATCCTTGCGCTCGCCGACCTGCTGGGCATCGCCCAGATCGCCGATCTCGCTCATCGACCACCCATCGGAACGCCACCGGCCAGCTGGCCGACCACCTGGTCAAGCGCGCTGCCACCCGAACCGAGCTTCGCCTCCGACAGGGTCTTGGCGCCTTGCGCGGCCTGTTGCGCCATGGCTGTTGCCTGCTGCTGTTGCTGCGCCTGTGCTCGGGCGGCGCGGGCCTGGCCAACCTGGTCGCTGCTGAGCACGATGCGCGGTGAAATGCCCAGCGCTTCGCCGTATTCATCGACGGCCGCGTCGAAATCGATCTTGTCCAGCACCTCCGGCTTGGCGCCGGCCAGGTTGCCGACGAAACCGGCGATGCGTTCGATGCTGCCGGTCTCCGCCGCCTTCTGCGCCTGGGCAAGGGTCGAGATGTAGTCGATGTCCAGCACCTGGCCGCGCAATTCCTGCGGCGGCTCCGGCAACAGGCCGTTGCCCAGCATGATATCGAAAATGCGATCGATCGCCGGGTCCAGCAGCTCGTCATGCAGCCGTTCGAGGACCGGCCCCAACATCAGCAGCTTCTCCTGCTTGCACTCGACGATTTCGGTTGCCGAGCGCACATCATCCAGCTGCGAGATCATGAGGAAGAGATCGGCAAAGAAAGCCTGGTTGATCTGGTGGCGGATGTCCTCGATATCGGCGCGCAATTCGCCAAGCTCGATATTCACCTGATAGGCTGGCGCAAAACCGGCTTGTGCGCCGTTGCTGGGCGTATAGGTGATGCCGCCGGGCAGCACCGACATCTCCTGGTTCTTCATCTGCACATTGGCGATCATCGGCGGATTGACCTGCTTGGCGATGCCCTGGGCCTTCTGCTTCTGTTCGAACTGCAATTGCCGCACGAAGGGCAAGGCATCCATGCCAGGCGACCGGCCATAGACCTCGGCGCCGGCCAGATGCCAGCGCGCTGCCTGGAAGGGCCGGTCCTTGAAACCGCTGAGGCCAAGGGCCCGCTCACCGCCCGGTTCCCAATAAACCGAGCGATAGGGCATATTGCCGTTATCGATGCAGCCGATCACCCGCCGGTCATTGGGTTCGATGGCGTGATGGACGCGGTATTCCTCATCCAGCTGGCCATCGCGGAAGCGCTGCTGCACCTGGTCGGAACAGTTTTCCAGGCCGAAGCGCGCCACCATGCCGGCGACACTCATGGTGAAGTCGCGATAGAGGCTGTCCACCGTCAGCCGGTGATCCTGGGCGATCAGGTAATCGCCGATGGTCAGCGGATAGCAGCGGATGACATCCTTGTCGTCTTCCAGGATCAGATTGACGGCGGTCCCGAAGACGGCCAGCTCTTCATAGAGTGTCGCGAAGGCGTTGTAGAAATTCGACTTCGCCATCACCCGCAGCATGCGCTTGCGGACCTCGTCCAGCCACAATTTGACGGGCGCGTAATCGGCAAGCTTCGGGTCCGGCAGACTGAGGCGGAACCAGGGCCGCGCCGGCGAGGTGATGCCGGACATCAGACCGGAGGCGCAGATCCGGGCGGCGATGGTGCCGGTGCTGTCGATGATGCGCTGGTTCTTCTTGCCGCCGCGTATTGTGTCGTATTGTCCGTTGATCAAGGCGCGGCCGCGTCGCGGCAGGATGACGTCGCTGAGATCCTGCCAATGGCTGAGATAGCCGCGCCGCTCCTCTTCCAGGGCCGCCTTGCGCCGGTTCAGCTGATTGAGGAGATCGACTTGCTGCGGCGTCGCTGCCGCTTGCATGGCGTCGCGGTGCCCGGAAGCACGCGACCTTTGGCGGCCGGTCGTGCGGCCTTGATCATCTGGCTTTTCATTCATCACCGGATCATCTGTCCTGTTTGCAAGAGGTCATGGGTAGCACAACAAGGTCGGCTCCCTCGCCCCGCTGCAGCCGGTCCGGCGCAGTCGACCAGGGGGAGGCGTCATCGAGATTTGCATCGCCACGGCGAATGCCGGTCGTGGAAGGCGATGTCAAAATCGGGACGAGGGAGCCCGCCAGCGCCGGGGAGGCGGCGCCGATGGCTGCTGTTTAATCTGGACGGGATGCGTCGCTAGGTGCCGACCAGCGGCCTCATTGCCCGAGCAAGGTCTTGGCCGTGGGTGCCGCACTGCCCAGGCCCTGGCCATTGGTCACGATGGTGCTGGCGGCACCCCGCGCCGCAAGGGCTCGCGCCCTGGCATCGTTACGCGCCTTCACCACGGCCTCGTCTTGTTCCTGCGGCACAGGTGGCGGTGGCGGCGGTGGGGCTGGCGGCTTCGGCGCGGATCCACCCATGCACATGCGGCTTCCTTTCCCGGCCCGTCGGCGCGGCCATGACGTTGTGTATTTCTCAATAGTAAAGTGTCGATGACATAAACGCAACGGTTATTTTGTACATTGAGTTTAAATCTATACTCCAGTACCAGCGGAGAATGATCATGCCGGTGCTGGCGCAGCTTTGGGTGGCAGGCTAGCATCCCGCCCTGGAAAGCCGGCGCCCAAGCGCTGGCGCCGCTGGCACAATACGGGGGATGTCATGGGGGAACGCGGGTACTCGACCCGGATGCGACACCGAACTGTCATCTTTGTGCTTTCCCTGATCACCGCCCTCGGTTGTCAGATGCCACTGGTGGAAACGGACTGGTCGCCGTTCAGCGTCATCCGGTCGGCCGCCGCTGCGACGCCATTGCCGGCAGTGGATGCCGCCCTCGCGGCCAAAGCCGGCGATCAGGTTCGCAAGAACTGGAATGCCGATGCCGAGCTGGTGCAGGTCGCAGTGACCGCCAAGGCGGACGGCACCGCCGACCCGATCTTGAGCTCGACCCCCGTGATCTTCGTCTTTCGGGCGGGCCCGGTCGCTTATCGGCTGACCCTGAACCGTTATGGCGAGATGCTGGGTGCCCCTGCCCCCATGCCGCGTGATGCCAATGAAGCGATCCCGGTCACATTTATCAGCCTCAAGGACGCCTTGACGCTTGCCCGCAGCAAGGGCTTCAGCCAGACTGTCAACCTGCATCCGGTGCTGCAATCCTTTTCCAGCACCGATGGCCTGCGGAAGATCGGCTGGTTGTTCGCGGCACCGGGCGATCCCCTGGACAAACAGATCTTCGTCACCGCCGATGGCCATCAGGCCGGCAGTGTGAAGCGCATTCTCGGGACCTTGCGACAATAG